TCCACATGCATCTCAAGCAGCGTGTAGGTGTCGTCCGTGAACGTCTTCGTCGTACCTTGGATCTCGTCCACCTTCTGGCGAACTTCATCGACCTCAAGGTCCTGCTCAATCAGGTCAACGTCGCGGTAGATCCCCGCAACCTGCATCTTGCGGATGGAGTTGAAATCCATCCGAAGCACATGCGTGGCGCGCGGTGTCGTCTGAAGGTGCGTGGCGGTGTATGGCACAACCAGATCTTGCGCGGGGACGAACATCGACACCGCTTGTTGCCGCGTGGTGTCGAAATAGACCTTTTTGAACGTAGATCCGGACAGCGGAAGATAGAACAGCAGCTGGTCCATATCGGGGTCATAGTCTTCCATGACCTCGGTGATCTGGTAGTTCATGAAGTCCTTGACGCGGGTCGCCTGCTCCTCACGCGCGGCATCCGCCATGCCAAGTACACGGGTCTTTACCGGGCCCCCTGCCGGAAGCAGTTCCTTGTACGCCTGTGCTTGGAACTGGACTACGCTCTCCGCAATCAGCGGGTGGGTGACGCCAGAGGCCTTCTGGAACGGCTCGGTGCGCTCTTCGTATTTGACGCCCAGCTGGTCCAAGCCCTTCGTGTAGGACTCTTCCCACTCCTGCCGCGACTGAAGATCGTCCTCAAACGCCGCCCGAAGTTGTGTAGACAACTCGGACAAGTACCCGTCATCCAGATACTCGGCCAAGTTGGCGTCATGCTCAATCAAGCTCTCTCCCAGCTGGTCTTCCATGCCCGCCGCAGCCAAGGCTTGGATGATCGCACTGCCATCAGCGCCCTGCAGGATCTCCGCGCCGCCCGCAAAGTCCTCGGGCTGAGGGATGTCCATCGTCATCCCCTCGGGCTGCGGCATCATCGTGCCGTCCACCAGTGAGCCCATCGGGCGGGGAGGAAGCGCCATCAGTAGTACTCCTTCACAGAGAACGTCGAGGGTCCGTCGTCAACGTCGTCGCCTATAAGCGACACGAAGCCGCCCTGCCGGAAGCGAAGGAGGGCTAGCGTCATGCTATCACAATTATGCACCAACATGCCACTAGCATAAAAGCAGTGAGCATCCGCAACCGTCAAATCATACACTCTTGCGCGCACGCCGGTTTCTACGACTTTTTCTACTGGCGCACGCCGATGAGCAAAGGATAGCGCGCCCAGAAGACGACGAAAACGACGCGCCACACTCTTCACAAGTACATGTGACCGGGTTGTTGCGTTGGTATTCTCGTTTAGCAGCCAGCTGGATACGGGCGCGGTCAAGGAACGGCGCAGATACAGACCTATGCCACGAGCGACCCTCATCGCTTTTGTGCCATTCGACAGCTTTTTCACGACACTGTGCCAAATGCTCCAAGTTCTCGGCGGAAAGGCCGTGGGCACGTCGTTCTTCTGCATGCTCTTCCCAATGCTGAGCTCTTGGGATGCAGCATAGGTTTTCAAGGTCGTTGTTCTGGCTGTTTCCATCCTTGTGGTGGATGTGGTGCCCCTCTGGGATAGCCCCATGGTGGTGCTCCCAGATGTCTTGGTGCAGAAACCGATTGCCACCGGAACGGGTGTAGTACTCTCGAAGGTGCCGGTGAGGAGAGTTTGGGTACCTGCGATAGGATCTTCCAGCAAAGAAAACGCGTTCCGAAACCACGTTTGGATCTTCTGTAAAAGGCATTGGACACTCCAACTGTTGTGTGACAGTTTTACTGTATCCGACACAGTGACTGTGTCAAGCCTTTTCCAACCAGAGGTTGTTGCGAGTAGGTGGTTTTCTGTCCCACGAAGCACCTGCCCTCGCGCATGGATTTCCCACAAAGGCTTCACCCCGGTAAAACGGGCATCAAGAACTGGCTTTGGTCCAAGGGGCGTTGAGACCATGTCGCCAACGCGGATGTTCTCAATTGCCCGTGTGGTGCCATCTGCCAAAGAGACAAGGGTGCCTTCCGCCAGACAAAAGTCGTCGTGGTCGCCATATGGAAACGAGGCAACTTCTTCGATCACCTCGTCCGAGAATTTCTTGTCCTGCGGAGCCCAGACCACCCCAGCCTCGAACAGCGGAGACACGAGGTTCATCCGCGTGATCTTGTCCATCCCACCTCGGCCCGCCTTTCGACCCGGAGAGAACCCAAGCGCCGGAATGCCGCGCAGCCGCATCTCATCGATCAGCGGCATCCCCGCCGCCTTGGCCTCGATGATCACCATGTCTGGGTTCCAGTACTGGTGTTCCTCCCAAGCAACTTCCTTGAGTTCTGGGAAACTCCACCGACCGCGCTGCGCGTCCAGCAAGATGATGTTGTCAGGGCTATCCGGCGTCGGCTGGAAAATGCCCCATGTCGTGATCGCCGAGAAGTCAGCCGTCTCCTTTTTGGAGAACGCCGTGTCATACGACTGGATGATATATTTCAGTTCTGGAATGTCTTCCTTGTCCCACATCTTCCACCACTCGCGGCGGATGATCGCGGACTCGTTTCCGGTCGGCTGTTGCTGCCACTGCGCGGACCACTTCGCCACCGGCAGCGACGCCTTGATTCCCAAAAGCGCGCTCTTATCCCAGAACTCAGGCCACAGCGGCTCCCCAGACGGCATGATGGCCGGGAACTCAACCACCTCCCACTGGTCCGCAAAGATGTCCGATCCCTGCGCCGCCAAAAGCCTGCCCGTGAGGTCCTTCTTGCCCCACCGCGTCATAACCAGAATGATCGAACCGCCAGGCTGCAGACGCTGCCGAGGACCGGAGGTGTACCACTCATAGGCCATGTCGTAGGCCGTCTCGCTCAACGCGTCCTGTTCCGAGTGAGGGTCGTCGATGATGAACAGGTCCGCACCACGGCCCGTGACCGCAGCGCCAACGCCCGCAGCAAAGTACTCGCCGCCAACGCTCGTACCCCACTTGCCCGCGCCCTTGTTGTCTTCCTTCAACAGCGTGTTCGGAAAGGCCTCAATGTAGCGAGGGTCGTTGATCAGATCTCGGACCTTGCGGCCAAACCGAACCGCCAGTTCCGTGTTGTGCGTCGCCTGAATGATCTTCAGCTTCGGATTCCGGCCCAAGAACCACGCAGGCATCAGGTAGCTGGCAAACTCCGACTTCGAGTGTCGAGGCGGCATGTTGATGATCAGCCGCTTCAACTCCCCACGCGCCACACGCTCCAACTTCTCCGCGATGATCCGGTGATGCCGACCCTCGATGAAGTTGTCGTACACATGGTGCGCAAACGCCATGAAGTCGTTCTGGACCTTATCCCTAAGATCCAGACGCTTTTTGGCCTCGGTAAGTGCCAGAACCTCTCTGAGCACCTCGTCGGGTAGCGCGTGTAGGTTCATGTTCTCGTTCTAGCTGTGGGCCTGAACGGCGTCCGTCCCTGAAGCGCCGCAACACTCTGCGGCTGATAGTATGGACCAACACGAGGACGAACCATGCCTACCGGAACACAGGTGAAGCCGCCATTGGCCATCATCTGCTTCATGTATCCCGGCGGGCACTCGAACGTCGGTTCTTCTTCCTCGTCAACCTGATCCTCAACGACGACCTCAGTGCCGCCTTCGCCAGTGCCGGGCCCGGTGCCGGTGCCAGTTCCGGTGCCAGTTCCGCCTCCGGTACCTGTACCAGTGCCCGTACCAGTGCCCGTACCAGTCCCTCCCCCTTCGCCACCACCAGTTCCGGTGCCGGTTCCGCCACCAGTGCCCGTACCAGTGCCCGTGCCGGTTCCACCGCCAGTTCCGGTGCCGGTTCCACCTCCCGTACCAGTTCCGTCGCCCGTGCCCGTCCCGGTGCCAGTTCCACCACCAGTCCCGTCTCCAGAGACCTCTCCGGTACCCGTCCCCTCGCCGACGACTTCTACGTCAACCGCCTCGCCAGCACCGGCTTCCTCGCCAGCACCGGTTCCGCCGCCGACAACCTCTACGTCAACGGCTTCGCCAGCACCGGCTCCGCCACCAGAGACCTCTACCCCAACAGCTTCACCCGCGCCGTCACCTGTAACGCCAGCGCCGCCAGCACCGGTTCCAGCGGAAACCCCCTCACCAGCAGCGCCGCCGCCGGTTTCTGCCCCGCCAGCGCCGCCGCCGCCCTCTGCGCCCCCAACCTCTACAATGGTGCCAAGTTCCGGTGTTCCTCCACCACCCGCTGAGACAACTGCATCACTTGGCGATACAAAAACCTCCGTTTGATCTGACGGAGAAGCAAGGATCGGGAGCGTATATGCCGTCTCAACCGTTGAACTTGCAGGCATACCAGCCGTTGGCCCGGAAGGCGTGTACCCCCCAGCTTGGCCAGCGGTCGCTACATTTGCCACGGGTGCAACTGTGGCAACTGTGGCGACATTTGCGGGGTTAAGAGTGGATATACCCCCAGTCGGCAAGGAAAGACGCGGATCAATCGGAACTATCGTTCCAGTAGAGCCGCCGCCCCCACCACCGCCGCCTCCACCGCCGCCGCCTCCACCACCCAACGTCACGGCGGTAAGCCGAGGATCAATCGGAATCGTCGGAGTTATCTGGGTCGTAGTGGTTTGCGGCGGTGTGTACATGGGCTCAACCAATTTAGCTTGCGTCACACTGGTTGGGGAGAGGAATGGATCTTCAGTATATCCCAAGATGCCGGTGGTTGGCCGTACAACAGTGGTTCCGGCGGGAACAGTAACAGACGAAAGACCACTCAAGTAGCTTGCAAGTTCAGGTGAGCCTTCTGTCAGAACTCTCCCATCTGGCAGCTGAACGCCAGTTGCAGTGCGCCTAAATCCAGTATCCCCCGCTTGAGGGAACCGAATACCAACTCCGCTGTAGATTGGAGTTACCCCCGCCGGAAGCGAGTTGATGACTGCGTCAGTCAGGTACGTCGTTTG